TAAAATAGTTCTTTGAACCGTCTTTCTTAGCTTCTGCAATCACTTCTAAATTGTTTTCTACGTATTCAGTAATTAACTTCATATTAGATACCTAATAGTTTAATCATATCATCTGCAGCCTTTTGAGCTTCTTTTTCGTTTTTGTAGTTATTATCGAGTAGCTCGCCATCTACATAAACACCAAATTTGTTACCCTTTTTAGTAAGGATAACTTCTTTGTCTTTACGCTTACCAGCTTTGAAAGACTTAACTTGTTTTTCTCCGCCTTTAAGCTTAACTTTTTCTCTCAGTTCTACAAATGATATCATTTATTACTCTTCTTCTTTTTCAGCAACTTTACGCTGCACGAGACCTGATGCTATTTCTACTTTTTTAGCATCAAGTGCGGCTGTCATTTTATCAGCCATAATTCCTTCGAATTCTTTATTGGCTTTTACATTATCGCCATCTTTTAAATTTTGTATCAAATCATTTACTGCCATTTTATTTCCTCGTCAATATATATTTATAATATTTTTTGTTTTAATCGAACCTTGGATCATCTGGATCTGGCATATCGTTTTCGCCGTCCTTATTTTCCTGATCGATTTGTTTTTGTATCTCTTCGATTTCTTCATCGTTGAATCGTAATACGTTCTTACGTACCCATTCATTAGAGATAAACCTTCCAATATGTTCATCTAATGATGATAACATATCAAACCTTTCTCTTATCATTTCAGATTGTTTTAACTCTGAGAAGTAGTTGTCTTCAATATAATCAAAGGCAATACTTTCTTTCCAAGTTTTCCAATCATCTTTAGTGATAATACCTTTTAACAAGAGTTGTGTTTTAAGCAATTGCATGAATAAATCAGAAAATCTCTTTCTTAATCTATCAATAAACTTCTTAAACTTAACTTCGTCTCTTGTTATCTCAGTTGTTCTACCTAAACTATACTGAGCTTCTTGTTCTAATCTGTTAACTGGTACATTTAAACTCTTATAGAGTTTCTTTTGAAAGTATATAATATCATCAATTTGACCTAGGTTTTCACCACCTGGTAGTGTTGATATTTCTGTTCCTCTTCCACCTTCTCTTCTTGGTAGGAAGAAATCTTCCAACATTGACATATGCTTACGATCATCTTTGATATCGCCTGTTTTAGCATCATATACCAATTTGTTTCTATATTGATTCATAATACCTCTTAGGTATTCTTCTGCCTTACCTTTTGGTAAGTTACCAACATCAATATAAAATATTCTTCTTTCTGGAGCTCTTGATATACGATATATTACCAATGAGTCTTCCATCATTCTTAACTGATTTACTGGCTTTAATGCTTTATGTAAATAAGATAAGATTCTTTTACGCCCTGGGTCCATCATACCTGATGTACAATATGCAATTGCATCAGGATATATTTTTAATCCCTGATTTGCAGCGTTCATTGTTTTATCTTGATATAAGAAGTATTCATCTACCTTCTTAATCAATTTAGCTCCTGTCTTAGGATCTGTTTCTTCTTCGACCTCTTTAATTTTTCTTAATTTAGCTGGGTCGATATATCTAAGTTCTTTAATTCCGCCTTTAGGATTATCATTATTAATAATAATGTGATATGGTAATCTACCATCTACATACCATTTTCTAAAAATATCATGAGCATATGAATTAAAGTTTAAAAGTTTAAGTACTTCTCCAAACTCATATTTTACTGCTTCTTTAATTTTATCTGATATTTCTAGTTCATCTAATACTATATTCACTGGAGATTCGTCATGATCTCCAACAATTGATTCATTGACAATATCCTCAATTGCAGCATCGCATTCAGGCTGTGCGGATATGTCTCTGTATTTCATAATAAGATCTACATCGGTCTTAGCCTTATCTCCGTCCATGTCGATGTAAGCACCAAAGTGCCCTCCGGCTTGTATAACGCCTGAGCCATCTTCATCAGTTTTTGGAACAAACGAAGGCCTTACAGGTTCTTTTGAACCTTTCCTTGTGATCTCGAATCCGAAAAATTCTGCCATAATTTACCTCATATTATTGGGGAGGTTGCCCTCCCCTCTAATATTATTTATATACCTACGAAGTAGTGTCTGATTCCCAGTATTGTACTTGGAATTCCACTGTAAATTCTTCAATAGTGTTTTCAGAGTCATAACTGACTTCAATCTCAGAAATATTTGTAGGGAATAATCCTCTAAAATCATATTTCTTTGTAACTTCTCCAGCTTTATTCAGTTGTTCTACAACTGCGTCTGCTTGATAATCACTTGGATTTGAAAGTCCTGTATTCTCGTTATGACTATTGATGCCGTTCATCCAACGTTCCATTGCATTTCGAACCTCGAAACCAACATCGTTAATAACAGTAATTGTCCAAGGATCAAATGTTCTGTCACCAGCAATCTGTAATTGTCTACCTCTGAAAAGAACAGGGATAGGTGCAATCACTGATGAAGGCATCTGAGCTGTTTTACACATAAAGGATGTAAGTTCTACATCACCTTGTGCATAACTAGGATAATTCATAGTTACTTTGAATAGGTTGGATCTTGCGCCACCGCCTACTAGTTTTGATTTAAAATCATCTACTCCTAAAATTGCCATGATATCCTCCCTTAACTACCTGCTATCTCGGAGAATTCTACTCCGGATCTTGTTGCTATGAAGTTCAATGTAATGAAGTTAATAGATCTTGAAGGCTTGATAAAAATATCAGCCACAAATCTATTTGCATCGATTACTTGACTTGTGTTGTTTGATTCATCACAGATTACTGAGAAATCTGTAAGTCCTCTTCTACCTTTTACGTCTCTTAAGAACGGTTCAACTAAGTTTTTGAACTGAGCTCTTGTAAATTCGTCGTTAAATTCGAAAAGTTGTGCTTTAGCTGCTGTGCTAATAGCCTTTTCTAATACGATGAATAATCTACGTACATTAATTCTGTCGAATGCAGAAGGTCTATTTAATAAAGTTTTATCACCAAAGAGTAATGTACCTTGTCCAGGTAATGATACTAATGGATTAATTCTTGCTTTATATAATGTATCTCTGTCTGCTTTCTTAGGATTGAATGCTAATTTTGTTACTCCGAGAAGTTGTCCTCTGTTAACACCTGCTGGTGAGAACCATGCATCTGCAACTCTATCTGCATTTGCACAAAGACCTGCTTGGTGACCAGATGCTCCAATATATCTGTATACGTCGTTATATTTGTCGTACACATAAAGAGCACTTGAATCAACTGCAGCATATGAAGTAGATGTTAAACCATCAGCAAATGCTTTTACATCTGCAGCTGGTGAAGAACTACCTGCTGTATCTTCTATTGGAGGTGAAACAAAAGCCATACAATCTTTTCTAGCTACTGCTATTGATATGAGATCGTTTGCAATGGTGTTTGCACCATTAGCATCAGGAGAAGCAAAAAGAAGATTTACATCTTCAGTTTCAGCATCCTCGAATAAATCATATCCTAAAGCAATTTCGCCAGTTGTTGGTGCGTTATCATCTGATCCACCGTCAAGTGAATCTGATTGAATTGCATCAACAGTTGTAAAAGAGTTTTGATCTGCTATTGCATTCCCAGCTTCGGTAAATGATGCGTCGTGTCCTAACCACCAGATATATTCTGATTGAGAGTTAACAACATCTTTATAGAAGTTACTTGTACCATCTCCTTTTTTAGCATCTGAACCTTGTGATACAAATGCAAAAGTTTCTAATACAGTACCAGTAGTACCTGAAATAGCTCCATCTTCATCAATCACGACGATATGTAATTCGTCGGCTGATGCAGATTTTCCTAAATCAGTTGCATACTGTGATGTTCCTGGAGCAGCATCAAACTGTCCAGCATGAGCCCAACCAGAAAAACCAGTTGAGTTAGAACATACTTCTACTTTTAAGCTATTACCTAAAACGCCAGGATATTTAGCAGCCCAAGGTCCTTTTGCAGACTGAGCGCCGCCAGCATAATTATTATCGTAGTCTTCATCGTTTTTGATGAGTTGACCAGAGCCATCAGCAGTCGCGTTGTCGTGACCACTCGCTACTCTAACCACTTTCAGTGCGTTTCCATATTTAAGAAATGACGCAGCTACGAGAAAGTATTTTGCAGTATTAGAATCTGGTGAACCAAATTTCTCAGCTAATTCTTTTTCAGAACCAATAGATACTATTTTGTCAACCGGACCCCAATTAAATGAACCAGCAAATCCACCAATTGATGATGAAACGGCCGGAACTACACCGGTAGCATCGATCTCTTTGATCTCTACGCCGGGTGATACTTGAAATGCCATCGCTTTATCCTCTATTTTATTGAGTTAGTTAATAAGTTACACATAATACGAATCTTCAATACTATTATTTATAAATATAAGTATCTCATCAATGATCGTTTCCATCATTACGTAAAGCAACATCGCTTGCAATAAACAATCTATCTGGATGTATTGATACTCTAAATTGTGTCATTGTTTTTCTATTGACTAACATTTCAGAAGCTGTATCTTTCTCTGTTAGCCCTAGTTCTATTGTATATTTCCTATTATTAAATATAACTCCGTGTTCTATTACAGGTCTTCGATCAAATTCTTTAAGACCTCTTGTAGGTTCAGATATATCAATTATCTCACTTTTAAATGTATGACCATTCTTTTTCCATGTTACCATATCTCCATCAACTTTCATTGAATCAACATGTAACATAGAAGCTGATGCTGAGTTACCAGTATCAAACTTAGCTCTTACTGGATTTTCTTCCATACCATCTAATATAATACTTTCAATATATCCTACTTCTTGTCTCATAAATGGTCTACGTCTTCGTTCTGAACTAAACCAATTTAATATGATATCAAGTGTTTGTTTATCTGT